AAGTCGCCATGGTCTCTCCTTAGATCCCGGCCGCGGTTTCGAACACGTGGCTGCCCTGATCGACTTGGCAGTTCACGCGGTAGTTGACGGAGGTCAGGTCGTTGACCGGGTCCCTGATGATCTCGAGGATGCGGAACTGACCAGCGGTCGCGGCGGCCACGCCGTCGAGCTGATGATTCGAGCGCCGGTAGACAACGTCCCCCGCATTCGCCTGAAGTCCCATCGTCGCGCCGACCGCCGCGTAGGCGAGGGCCGGGGTGTTCGAGGAGGCATCGGCCGCCACCTGGGCGGTCCACTCGGTGTCCGGGTCATCCCAGACCCAGGCGTAGGCCGAGTTCTTCGACCCGCGCGCGGTCGGAGAGTAGGTCGTGTTCGCCGGCCAGTACCCACCGTAGACGCGCAGGTTGTTCGCGTCGACATAGGTGATCGCGGCGACGATGCCGAGAATCAGGTTGCCCGCGCCGGCCACCGCCACCTGGACAGTGCCTGCGGTGACGAGCGTGCAGGCGTCGCCCGGGAAGAGGTTGGTGTTGTACCCGCTCGCGATTTCGTACCGGCGGGCGTTCTTCAGCTTGCCCGGGTACTTGGCGGAAAAACCGCCCTGTAGAAAGTTGGCCATGGATCAGTCCTCCGGGTTCCGGTAGTTCAGCATGTTCGCGTTGTCGCCCGCCTTGCGAATGAAGGCGGTCCGCATCTCTTTGTTCTTCATGCGCTCGAAGCGCTCACGCTTTTCGAAGCGCGCGCGATCGCACGACATCAGCACGTGGTCGCGGCGGGTGATTGCCTCGCCGGGCTGCGTCTCGTAGAGCATCGTCGGGTGAACCCCGTCGGCCTCGGCGTGCTCGACCTTGTAGCCGAGCAGGTTGCCCTTGTACTCGCCGACCGTCTCGGGCTTGTTGTGGACCCACACGTAGTGGCGGTCCGGGGCCTCGTCGGAGAGGGCGAACTCGGCGCGCAGATCACCATCGACGTCGGAAAAGTCCTCGTCTGGATCGATGCGCTCCACCGTCTCGGTCTTGGGAGCGGGAGCTTTGGCTCGTGGCATGGGTGCCTCGGGTGCGAAATGAAGGTTTCAGCCACCCTGCTGCGTCGCTTGCCAGCCAGGCCGTCGCTCTCATTCGCGCCAGGCCCTGGAGCCACTCTGCGCCGGCCGCCCGTGTGGACCGCCGTTGAGTTACAAGCTTAGGAAGGGGCCTTACCTTTTGTCAAGGCCCCTTCCTGGTTATTCGTCGTCGTCGGGCGAGAGAGCCGCCTGCGCGAGGGCCTGCCGGGAGAGGCCCGAGCCGGCCAGGAGCCGCCCATCGACCTTGACCGCCCGTGCGCCCGAGCCATTCTGCTGGCCACCCGGCCGCGACCCTGGACCCGCGTAGGTTCCCCGCGCCGGCGCCGCCGTCCTGGGCATCTGGTAGCCGAACTGCGACATGACGTGCGTGATTGCCTCCCGGTCGGTCGCCATCGTGTCGGGGCGCTTCATCCCCTCGATGAGGAAGTTCCGGTAGTTGCGCGTCGCGGTGATCATGTCGTTCGACTGCTGCGTCCCGCCGGCGAGCCAGGGGAACTCACCCGTCAGGATGGCGGCGCGAGCCTGGTACTCCATCACGCGCGGATCCGACTCCTGGCGCTGCGGCTGGTTGCGCCCCGCGAGCGCTGTCTCCTGCCGCCAGATGAGCCTGGTCTCCTTCTGCTTGAGTTCGTTGTACCGGGTCGCCGGCCGCTGCGGGTCGCGCTCCATCAGCATCAGTTCGGCCTCGAGCGCTTGACTGATCTCGGTCAATTCCGCGGCGAACGGCGCCTGTTGCTGGGCCGGTTGCGCCTGGGACTGGACCTGCGGTTGCGGCGGAGGGGCCGCTGCGCGGGCCTCGGCTGCGGCCAGGCGGGCGAGAATCGAGTCCTTCTCCTGCCGCCAGCCCTGCTGCTCCTTGTGTTCGCGAGCTCGCTCCAGTTTCTTCTGCGCCCAGCGTCCGGTCTTCGCCTCGCGGGGCGGCGCCTGCCCGCTCTTTGCTTGTGACTCGGCTCCCTCGTCGTCGTCGGGCCCGATCGCGTCTTCCTCGGTCAGGGTGACGGACTCGGAACTCGGGAGCTGAATCTCGGCCTCGGGGGCCTCGTCTTCCTTGGATGCCATGGTGTCTCCTTCTTACTTTCCGTTGGCGATGCGGAGGGCGGTGTCCCGCTCCTCCTTGGAGTGCGTCGATGCGGCCAGCGCGAGAATCTTCTCCTTGCGCCCGTCGAGTAGCCGGCGCTCAAGACGATGACGACCATCGTCTCCGAGCACGTACTTGGCACGGCCAGAGTCTAGTTCCTTCTTTAGATCGTCGCTCCCGATGATGTCGCGCTCGCGAAGCATCAGGATTTCCTGCTCCGTCGCATACTCGGCGGTCTGATCGCGCGTCTCCCAGCCAGCGAACCTGGCGAAGATCACGATGTGCCCGATCTCAATCCCGTTGCTCACCAGGACGTCCATCGCTCGCGGCCCCGCGGCCAAAAGCAACCCCTTCGCATGCGGACTGCGCTGGTCTTCTGGGATGATGATGCCGCCCTTGGTCTCCTTCAGCGGAGGCAGGCGCCAGACGACGCAATTCGCGTCCATCGGCTGGAACGATGGAACCTCGATGCCGAAGTCTCGGCACCGCTGCTCCAGCAATGTCTCCTTCTTCTTCCCCATCTTCTTCTCCTTCTTTCAGTCGTTGGGCTCGTCAAGCTCGTGGCGTACCATTCGCAGCGCCTGGAGGAAGCCCGCCTCCCGACGGACCGTTGGGAGGTCTGACGTTCCCGCCACCTCCTGCACCCGGACTGCCTGGGCCGCCACTTGCCGGTCCAGGTACGCTACGAAGCGGACCACCAGCGGGTCGCGGAGGAAGTCCTCCAGGTCCCCCGCCTCCAGGCACCATTCCCGCGGGCGCTTGGCCATTCATCATCCCCATCGTTTGTTTGTAATGCTCGGACATGTGAGCCTGTTCGTGTCGGTCGAGTAGTTGCTTCGCCGTGCTCGTCGCCTTCTCGAAGTACGGCGTCGTGCGGAACTGCTGGATGAGCCCCAGGTGCTCCAGGTGGTTGTCGTCGGGCAGCACCGGATGGTCGTGCTCCTTGAGGAAGCCGGCGTTCTCGTCCACCTGGCTCTGTGGCTGCGGCGGGGGCGCGGGCTGCGGAGGCTGGCCAAGCGCGGCCTCGAACTCTGGCAATTCCAGCGCGTGGAAGATTTTCTTCTGCGCGAGCCACAAGAGTGCCGGCCCGCGCTGCGGGTCCTTCACGATCTGGCTCTGCTGGATCTGATTCGCCAAGTTGAAGGCGTCCTGCACGCGCTCCGGCTGCGATGTCATGCGCGAGTCGGCGGTGAACGTGATGTGGTAGTCCTCGAGATACATCTCCCGGCTGATCTGCATCGCCTTCGGGTCCTGCTGGCCGGGCTGCGTCTTCGACGGCTCCACGACGCTGAACCACTCGACTGGGTCCATGTAGATGGAGTTGCCGTGCGCGATGAGCTTGATCTCGTACTTCAGCGGCTCGATGTAGAGACGGGTCATCACGTTGACGACCGTCATCGCGTTCGAGTTTCTGATCTGCATCGACTTCGCCGTCTCGTGGGACGTCCCCTTCTCGCCCGAAAGCACCTCCTGATTCGCGGTCTGCCCCTTGGCCTCGTCGATCAGGAGCTTCGCAATCTCCATCATGATGGGCGGCGGCGCGTTGAACTGGAACTGGTGGATGGCATCCTTCAGTTGCTCGGGCTGCACGGGCAGCGGGTGGAACTTCCCCGGCACCATCTGGACGTCGCCCTTGATGCCGTTCATCTGGTCGGAGATAAACCCCTGCGGCGTGTTGGCCAGGCGCCCTGCGATCAGGACGTCGGACAGAATCTCGTCGATGAGCGCGTTCGAGTTCTCGAGAAGGTAGCCCGCGCCGATGCCGTAGAACCCTTCCGGATTCGGGAACAGCCGGTAGTGAACCACCGTGTAGACCGGCTTCTTGCGCACTGGTTTGGGCTCCGGTCCCAGCATGCCGGGTGGGATCTGAGGAGCAGAGGGGGCCGGGGCGGCATCAGCAACACCACCGCTTCCGGCCCCCTCTCCGACCAGGGCCGGCCCTGGCAGGGGTGGAACTTGTGGCGGCGCCGCGAATGCCGCCTGAAGCGATGCCTGCTTGGCGGTGAACGCCTGCGTCTCCAGGTCGAACCGCTGCTGATCGAGCGGGTCCGGGGTCTCGCGCAGCGTGAGGCGCACCGCCTTCTTCGTCTTCCAGTCCACCACCAGCGTGACGGGCTTGTAGCCGAGTTGCGGCAGCTCCAGCCAGAGATGCTGGCGAATCAGCACCCGCACTGGGTCGGGATCTTTCAGCGCGCCGCCGTCGGGCCTGTTCACGCCGTCGACCTTGTTCGCCGCGTCCTTGACCGGACCCCCGTCGATGTAGTTCGCTCCCGATGACGATGGCTGTCCGCCCGAACTCGCGTCGTAAATCTCATCGATGGTCTCAGGGTCGAAGAACTCGATGTCCTGGTACTGCTTGATGACGTGCTTCGGCAGGCGCATCACGCGGGTGACACACGGAACCGACGGCATCAGCGGGTGGGGATCCTTCTCCGCATAGGAGATGACCATGTCCTCGCACGTCACGTGGTCGATTCGATTGCACTTGTCGATCGGGTCCCACACGTACTCGCGGAACGTCGACCCACCGAGAACGAACTGCATGATACTCTCGCCGTGCGACGTCACCCACTCGGGCATCTTCGTGCGGAGCTGCCAGTTCATGTGCTTCTCGACGGTCATCTGCCGTTCTTCATCGGGTTCGCCCACGACCGCGATGTGAACGATGTCGCCCTTTGCAGGGCAGACCTGATCCCAGATGCGCGCCCACAGCGAGAGCGCGGCCTGGAGGAGAAGCGGATGGTGCGGGGCCTTGTCGCCCTCGGCTGGGAAGCGGAGCGGCGGCATCACGCCGGCATACTGCTTGATCTGATTCGCCCGGCGCTCCATGAACTCTTTGCGCTCGTCGTTGTGAACCTCGTATCTCTTGACCGCGTGCTTCGCCTGCTCATCGAGCCACGCCTTTTCATCGTCGTTGGCATTCAGACCGGCCACGAGGTTCTGCGCCTCTAGCGGAGTGTTCGGGTCGATGGTCGGCTCCTGCTGGTCCGCGGTCTCGTTCTCGTCTGTCGCGGCCGGCTGGTCGAGGGTCGGGTCTTCATTGTCGATCATCGTCCCCATGCTCCTACCCGCTCGCGCGAGTGAATGCCGACCACGTTGTCCACGTCGTCCTCGTCAGGGTCCTGGATTTTCGTGAGAGGGCGCGGCTTTGCGAGGCACATGTACCTGGTCTCGTCGTAGCAGTGGTCATCGCCGTCCGTGTCCACGTCCTCGGGATTATGTGGGTCAGGACGCAGAATTGGCAACGTGCGAATCGGGGCTGCGCACCGCTCCATCCACCGGATCATGGGCCGGTCGGCCGCCCGGTTCTTCGGGTCGTGGGGAGATGGAACGCGCGCCTGCATGCGGGAAATCAGCTCGATTGCCCCGTTCTTTCGGCTCTCTGGCTTCTTGTTGGCCGCCGGGTACCAGCGCACGCCCTTGGAGACGAACTTCGCCGCTATGGACGTCCCCGAGCTCTCCCGGTTCCAGCACTTGGCGTCGAGCGGGCCGCTGATCGTAGACTGGTTGGCGTCCTCATTCCACAGGCCGAACTCCTCCTCCACCTCCTGGATGCGCGCCGCCTGCATCTCGGGCGTGTGCTCGACGAGGTACAGGTTGTAGAACGCCGTCAGGACGTCGTCGTGGTCCAGATACCACCACGTAATGGAAGCCGGCTTGGCGTAGCCGTAGTCGCCCGACCGGAGGCATGTCGCCCCCTGCGGTACTGAATGGTTCTTGCAGACGTGCTTCGTCGAGTCCCACACGCGCGCCAGGAAGGCCCCCGAGGCGTAGTACCAGTTTCCGTTGAGAATCGCTTCGCGGATTTCGGGCGGCAGTCCGCGCAGGCGCGTCTCGTAGTTCCCCGACTTGTAGAGCGGCGGGTTGTCGGAGAGCTTCGCGGGGATGAATATCTGATCGGTGAACTTCTCGCGCCCGTCCTCGAGCGTGAACTTCGTCCGGTATACGACGTTCGGATCCTTCTTCTCGATGAACATGTCACGCACCCACAGCAGACCCTGACCATCCGGGTTGCTGCCCGCGCAAACCTGCACCATGTCTGAGAGGACCGGGTCGTCTGAGCGCGAGCGCGAGAAGATGTACTGGAACTGGAGCTGCGTGAACTCGGTGAGTTCGTCGAAGAACACGTAGGTATAGCTGTTCGACTTGTAGTTGAAGCGGTCCTTCTCGTGCTGCATATGCCCGAACTGGAACTTCGCCCCACCGCACGACGGGAACTCCCAGATGCCGGAGTTCTGGTTGAACTTCGCGTCCTCGTCGAAGTCCGTGAAGTAGCGCCGGCTCTCGTCAACCGCCTGCTCCAGGTCGGGAGTCTTGCGGCGCAGGTAGAGGCCCCACGCTTTCGACTTCTGAATCTCCCCCTTCCTGAAGCGCTCGTTCTCGACGACGAGTTGCTGGAGGAACTTCATCATGCCGAGAAGCGACTTTCCGCCGCCGCCGGCGCCGCCGTAGAAGACGACGTCCTCCGACGCCTTCATAAACGCGGTTTGGGCGCCGGCGTATGGTGCGAACCCGCTCACGGCGTCATACCAAGGACCATCCAATCCATGGTCCGGTTCGTGACATCAACGTTCTTCGACTTGAAGCTCACCTCGTCGGCGTTTGCCGTCCGCTCGAACCAAAACGAGATACCGACCGTCCCAGAATTGGTGAACGAGAAGCCGAGGCCAGCGACCGTGCTCGATACAAACGCCATGGGCAGAATGACCTCACCCGCAGTCCTGACGAATGTCGCTAGCGTGACGACGCTGAGCGCGGTGACAGTAGCTGAACCTGATGCGATCTTCCTGCACGCCGACCAGGGTACGAGCACGGACGCTGGTACTGCAAGCGCTGCGCGGGCGGTCGCGGCATCTGTCCCGCCAGTTCCCCCGAGAGTGATCCCCAGCGGATAACTGGGGACCGTTTGCAGCGCCCAATCGGTGTCGAGAGGACCAGTCTTTACGTAGACGAAGTCAGTGGCTGCGTTCATTGCGCGGTCACCGATGCTGCCTTGGCATCCTACGATCGCTGGGTTTCCGATCAGTCGGTAGATTCCAATCATCTAGTCTCCGACACCACGACAACCGCACTCCAGTCCACCGTATGTGCGGCATCGTCCTGCACCTGCAATACCAAGTCATTCCCGCCGAGCGTGAATTGAACGTCGAACCCCGCGGCGCTTTCGATCGCCAACGCCGTAACGGTTGCGCCAAACTGTGTCGCCGCTCCTCCCGCCTCACGGAAGAACAAGCCGGCGATTTCGTAGCGAGCCCGGGCCGCGCCCCCGGATGTCGCCCTTGCGATGATGTGTGCATCGACCGCCCAACTCACATTGTCGCTCATAGTCTCGGCCCAGATGGTCGTGAAGACGCCGGTCGAATTGGTCGCAAGCACGACCTGCATCTGCTCGCGCTGGTTAGCAAACTTGCGCAGTCTACCGAGCATCGGGACCGCCTCGCGGTTTGCCCACGAGGCGAAATCATCCTTCTCAAGCGGGCGCGTAGAAAGCTGTAGGTCGATGGTCGATTTCAAAACGGCATTTCCCCGGGCGCCATGGGCCGAGTCGGGTCCCAGCGTCCCCAGCGCAACCGCATCCAAGTAGACAATCCAGAGTTGCGTCGATACCTGATCTTCCAGAGCAGGTCGCGCGCCTTTACCCACGTTGCCTCGCGGTCTACGAACGGTTGCCAGTCATCGTCGAACACTTGCCGTGCGACCTTCTTCGCGACCCGCAGCTTCACTTCTTCTCCTCGACGACCTGCACTTCGGCGTCTGTCTTCCGCGGCGCCCGCTCGTGAATCTGGATGATGGCCACGTTCACCTTCGCGCTCGCCGCCTTCGGCTGTAGCCGTCGGATTCGCATGCCGGTGCGCTCGTGGGCCGCCAGCATCGCGAACGGGACCTGCGCCCGCGGAAGCCGCGCCGCCAGCGCCACGCGCAGCGCCTTCACGCTCCAACCCCGCGCTTTGAGCTCGTCCTTCTGACCGGCGACAAGCAGGTCGTTCAACTTCTTGAACTCCTCGTCGGTCAGGTCGGCAAAGCGATTCATCGCCTCGACGAGTCCCGCGTCCCGCTGGGCAATCTTCTCGAACCGGCGCTGCAAGTCCGCCACGGCCGGGCGCACCGCGGGAGACTTCTGCTCCTGCGACGCGGGCGCCGACGGCAGGCGTGCAAGCCGGTTCTCGTCCATCAGACCTTTACTGCCTCCTTGGCGATCAGGTCCTCATAGCGACGCACCATCTCGGCCATCGGGATGCGCGCGAGCACCGGTCCCCGCCAGGTGGCCCACGGCACCTTGCTCGGGTCGAGCGCGACGAGCGACTTCTTGCTCACCATCGGCACGATGAAGATGATGTAGTCCTGCTGGTCTACGTTGAGTTGCACGGTCGGCGGCGGACGCCCTTCACTCTCCGCGAGCGCGACCATGTCCGCGATCACCTTCTCGGTCTGCTCATTCGGTACCGTCGCCCCATTGATCTGATGCCCGAACTGGTACTCCGGCCCCCGCGGCGGCGAATGCAGCACCGCCACCGGGTTGTCCTTGTGTTGGCCCATCGCTTTTCTCCTTCAGTCTGGATGAGTTTCGCCGGCTTTTCAACCGGCGCTCGATTTCCTTGATTTTCGCCCTGATCTCGTCGCTGAAAGTCAAAACCTGCCTTACCCCTGTTAGAATCTCGTCCATGCCGCTGAAATCCGCCACGCAGGCTGCCTATCTCGAGCACAACCACCCGTCCATCTACAAGGAGTTCGCCGCCGCGACGCCCAAGGGCACTAAGTTGCCGCACCGTGCTCCAAAGGCGAAGCGACCATCCATCTACGAGAAGCCGTCGCCCTAATCCTCGTCGTCTTCGTCGTCCTGCGGGCGCGGCTTGCGCGCCTTGCCGCCCTTCTGACCGGCGGCCTTCGCCTCCTTCTTGCTCCACTCGTGGGCTACCCCCTTCTTGTGCGCGGCCTTGCCGCCCATGCGGCTGATCTGAGCCCTCTTCTCGGCGCTCATCGCGGCAAAACCCTTCGGCTTCGGCCCGGTCTCGGCAATCTCGGTCATTTCGGAACCGTAATGGCTGAGTTCGCAGCTTGCAAGGCTTTCCGCACGTCGTCACGTCGCTCACGCTTCTCCAGGTACGCCTTCTCCGCCTTCTGGTAGTTCACCCGAGCGGCGGCCATGTGCTCAATCTCGACCATTACCTCCCGTTCGAGCAGTTCGAGCTCGCGCTCCAGGTCCTTCATTTTCCGTCCCATCCCTGCCGGCGCAGTTCGCCCTCGATGTCTGGCGGCATCCAGCCGTCCGGCTTCTTGATCTTGCCATCGGGACCGAATCCGCCTACCACCTTGGCCATGTTCGCGGCGTGAACGTGCTCCATCAGCGCGTCGATGTCCTTGATCCCCTTTTCGATCAGGTTGCCGATGAGGAAGTAGATCCGATCGACGTCGGCATCCACCGACTCCGGGAAGTTGCGCTCGGCCTGCGCGTCATCCGCGTCATCCGTCTCCTCCCAGATCCAGTCCTCTCTCTTCAGGTGGCGCTCGTCGCTCAGCAGCCCAGGCTTGTCTGCGATCGGCTGCCCTAACTCCTGGTGGAACTGCAACACCATTGCCTGCCATCGGTTCATCATCATCTCCTTCCGTTCAGTTGTCCTACGAGCTCCATCAGAAACTTGAACCAGTCACGCTGATTCGGCAGCGGGTGCATGCCCTCGAGTTCCCTACCTTCCGCCCCGACTTGCGGCACATGCCCACATCTCTGCATGCCCAGCACATCGCCTTCCAGCACGCCCGGCGCCGGCGGCAAGAGCAGCAGCGGGTGATCACGCGGCCCGCCTTTGTGCTGTGCGCGCGATGGACAGCAGCAGGTCGCGGAACTCGGGCGGGGTGGCGATTCGTTGCGCGCGCGACAGCCTCTGGACCGCGCCGGTGCGGATCATCCTGCGTCGCTTCTCGCTGGGTCCTGGCAGCGCCGAAACAATCTTTCGGCCAGCGGGCGCTTCTCCCCAGCGCAACTCTGGCGGCATCCCGACGCCATGGGCGTAGAGCCAAGTCGGCTTGATCGTCAGATGGCCGTATTGCGCTTGGTCGACTTGGCAGGTCCATCCGCCGAAGACATCCGCTGGCCACCAGCCGCCATCGCGCTGCGGCCTGGATATTCCGTACGTCTCCCAGGCCGAACTGAACGCTGGATGTTCCAGCACTCCGCCGTACCAACGAACGGCGGAAAGGGCCGTGACAAAACAGCCCTGGTCGTGCCCTCGCTTTCCGTATCCGCGCGCCTCGCAGAAGCCGGCTAGGCGTGACCACCTAGCGCACGGCGGATGCGCGACCACCGGCCACGGCCCGGCGTAAAGGCGCGCGTCGCGCTTCTCGTCCCACGGGTCTACATCGGGCAGGCCGAAGTAGCAGCCGCCGGTCGCGACGAAGAGGGCAGCGATCACGGCGTCCCCTTCCGCGCCTTGACCCGCTCCATCCACTCGTCCGCCTCCCGCACCCTGGCCTGCCGTTCCAACTCCGCCGCCTTGGGCCTCGCCTCCGGTATGCGCCGGCCTGGCTTCTCGAACGCCTCCTGCAACCGCTTGCGCTTGTTCCTGGCCCCGATGACGGTGGGCATCTTCGCGCCGCCGGGGAAGAGAAAGTCTGATCCGCTCACGACGGACCCCTTCCCACGCCTGCCTCATTCAAGTCCGTCAGAACCTCGAGCATTTGTCTGGCGCTGGCGAACAGGCGGTCGTTGATGCTGAGCATGTGCGGAGGGAGATCCTTCTTCATCTCAGATCTGACCTTCTCCTCCAGAGCCAAGAAAACCTCGCACGCCATCCGGCATGCCTGAGTGGCGTCCACCAGCGCACCGATCAATTCGTCTGCCTCATTCCTCGTCATCCCCTTCAAGTACCGCGGGACGGATGAGTTGTCAAGGATGAGATTACGGCTGAGTCAGGTTGCCTCAAGCTGCGCCAGCACCCGCCGGGCGAGTTCCTCCGCAAGCCGGACAGCTTCGGCCTCAGACGCGCCGTAGGCCATGGCTCCAGGCAGATCGATCACCTCAGCGATCCAGCGGCCGTCAGATTCCTGTTCCACTTCGACAGTTGCGAACGGTGACTCTATGCATGGCGTGTCCATCTCATCCTTGGATCCCGCCGATCATAATAGATTCAGATTTTTTGGGGAAGCGGGATAACCCACGCCCGACCCCCACCCGCCAAGGGGGGGGCCTCCCCTCGCGCTGCCTTGGCCCGCACCGGCCTGCCCATCTCTACTGACCTCAACTCACATGAAGATCCGGATCCGGATTCCTTCTCAATCGCCCGCGCCCGCAAAGCTGTCGCGCTCTCACAGCTCCAGTGGCTCTTTCGCTGCACCACGCACGTACCATGGAGTGCATAGCTACAACCACGTAACCTACATTACTGGATCAGGAGTGGAAGGGAATTGAGGGGAAGTGCACCCCGACCGCTCTACCATTACGCCCCCATCTCAGCCTCGCTCTGCCCACTCAGCCCGTCACCCCACCGAGCCGCCTTTCCCCCATCGCTGGCCACGTCATCACCAGTCGCTACGTTTCCGATCTCTGACTCGCGACCTGAATCCGACGGCCTTCCTCTCCGGGGCGTCCGGACTCGTTGCGGCTTCCACTCCGGGGCACCTCGCGTTCTCCAGGGACCGGCTTTGCGAGAGGGCTAAGAGGCGGGGTGCAGGGAACGCCTACCGGCTCCGGCCAGGCTCCGTCATCCCGACGGCCCCAATCCCTGCGCGCACGTGAGACCGGATATCTCATGGCTGGGGACGCCTGTCAAGCGTCCAGCTTACGGAAAAGTGGCAATAACGTAGGAGCCCTTACCTCTTTGTACGATTTATCTCTCTGCACGTACGATTTCGCTCTGAGCACCGCGTCTAGGATTCGTAAAATGTTGCGCTCAAATTTGACTAATAGCGCTTCGGCCCGAACCGCACCTTCACCGCCGGAAGGCCCGACTGGAACGGCTTGGGAGCGCGCTGGCGCAGCTCTCCCGACAGGTAGCGCGCCAAGTTCACCGTGTGCTCAAGCGTTGCCATCTCGGCGCGCGTGAGGCTTCGGACGGCGCCTGGCTTGCGAATGTCAGCGCGGTACTGCGCGTCTCCGCGCCAACCGCATCCGGACTTCATGTCACGTCAAGCGGCGGCGCTCGCCTCCCGGCTTCAATGAGCCTGGCCACTTCGGCGCCCTTGAACAGATAACGCCCGCTGGGGCTACGGTACTCTGAGAGCTCGCCTCGAGCGACCCATCGGCGCACGGTCACCGCGGCACACCCTACGAGCCTGGCGACGTCGCTGGACGTCAGCCATCCCGGGTTCCGGTCGCGGCGTGGGTTCGTTGCGGTGCGGTTCCAGCTCATGATGACAACTCTACCGCGTTGTCTGGGGAGCAACAATCTGCACAGTCAAGAGAACACTGGGAATCCGAGCAGTGCAAAAGCGCCTCACTCGATACCTACGAAATCATCAATGATTTCAGGCATCCGTGCAGAAACGCCACACTGCCCATGCAAAACTGACACACTTTCGTGAACTCTACCTATACCTACACTAGTAATATCGCTAGGTTACAATACGGCAGAGATTGGCTCGACCCATGCATTGATAAGGCTTGTCTTTGAACGAACCCCCCCGAAGGAGCTCAAGGAGATGACCATGACGACCACGAATACCTATCAGCTCGATGCGCAGCAGTGGAACGGGACGATCGACGCGGCGTGCGGAGCCGGAGCGCGCAGAGAGATCGAGAGCGTGAGCGGCGCGCTGTCGCTGCTCCGCCCATACCTGGGCGCTGGCGTGACGGCCGTGAAATGGGACTCGGGAGAGTACGCATTCTATTCCTGCCAGGAGGATGCGGACCATGACGACACCGGAGATGGCGCGCGGGCCCTGATGACGCCCGAATCCATGCTCCGCGATCGCGAGTAGTGAGATAGCGGCCCCCGCCGGCGTGTCACCGCCGGCGGGAGCCAGACCAACCCGACCGAACCCCCACGAAGGAGCTCACCCATGAAAACGACCATCGCCTCCATGTTCCTCTCTCTCTCTCTCTTCTTCTCGGCCGTCGCTCTCGGCGCCGACGCGCCCAAAGGAAAGCCCGTCGCGACATGCAACGACGGCAAGACGATGTACTCCGAGACGGGTGATCACCGCGCCGCGTGTTCCGGGCACGGCGGGGTCAAGGCATGGGCCGACGGGTCGCCGGTCAAGAGCAAGGGCAGGAAGACCTCGTATCGGTAGCGCGTTCCAGCCTTGCTCGAGCCCGCGGTGCGACGCGGGTTTCATGGAGGGCACGAACATGACCGCAGGGAATCCTCAGTTTGCTCCAACCGGATCTCGTCGCTGTCTTTGTAACCATCGCGAACTTGGACACGCTGACAGTGGGAAAGGGAAGTGCTTCGCTTGCGCGTGTGACGGATTTCAAGGCGCTCCCTACGATATTGCGACGGCTCGCTTCTGTGTTACTGACGTTTCGAAGTGGCACAACACTGGCGGCAATGGACAAGCTTCTCAAGTGTGGGAGCGCCAGACGTCAGGTCTCAGGCACGCTGTGATCGTCCAGATGTACCGGTGCGTGGTCGACCTTTGGCGCGGAAGCGGACTTGAATATGACCACGTCGGTTTCGATTCCCTTGATGAAGCAAAAGCTTACGCAGACAAGTGGCTGGACGCGCCGTGACCTCCTCCCTCACTCACGCGATGCCAGCCTACATCGCCAAACTCACGGGCGATCGCAAGCTTGCCGAAGCCTACCGCTTGGCTCTCATCACGTTCGACACTGCGGCAACCGAGCTCGAGCGAGACTACGCGCGGACCGAAGCACTCGCGATTCTCGCAACCATTCCCGAAGCCAACCACTGAAATCGGAGATGACCATGACACGCATTCAACTTTCAGACGACGGTACGCTGGATACGGTCCTTTGCTGCGCCGACTGCGGAGAGGAGTTTCGTTTCAACTTCGACGGCATGGGTCCGGATGGCATCATCGAAGATGAGACGGAAGCTCAGGCTGCCTATGATGCCTTCGTAGAGGGGTCGATCGCAGAGATCACAGACGAGCATGAGTGCGGCGCACACGAATATGAGGGGCGCAGCGGTGACGTGCGCATCCTGCTCAACTACGACGATCGCGACGATACCTACGACGGCAAGGTGTGCGTCGGCGACCACGCCTACTCAATTAGTGTCCACGCGCGAGTCTATAAAGGTGGGAATGCGGTCGATTCGACCGAAGCATTCAACTCCGCGGCGCATGCTTGCTTGTCCTTCGCGGCCGATGACAAGGAGTGGGGGCAGGGTGACGACATCTTCACGCCAGCCGCAGAGATGACGGATTCAGGATGGAAGATCACTCGCGTACGATAGGTATCGTTTCCGACCCCCACACACCCTGAAGTGCTCCTCCAAGACCATAGACGGGGGTCGAATCGCCAGACAGGTAAGGCGTGAATGTCCTGTGACAGCCGGAAAGACGGCACTATTTCAAGACCAACTCAACCTGACCGAAGGAGAATGCAATGATCATCGATGGAGTTAAGTACGTGCCCGAGAAGTCCGCTGGTAAGCGCGCCGTGGTTGTCGTTGATCGCGGATGGATCTTCGCCGGCGATGTGACTGAGACGGACGGGCGAATCAAGCTCACGCGCGCGCTGTGGGTCTTCCGCTGGGAAACTATCGGGTTCGACGGAGTTATTGCCAACCCCAAGAAAGCGATACTCAAGGTTATGACCACCGACGTCGATCTCCCGGCGGAGTCGGAGATATTCCGATGCCCCGTCGGAGATGACTGGGGTTTGTAGTCGTGAAACCGATCGGCTACGGCAACAGCTACGGCTACGGCAACGGCTACGGCTACGGCTACGGCGACGGCAACGGCGACGGCAACAGCTACGGCTACGGCAACGGCTACGGCTACGGCTACGGCGACGGCAACGGCGACGGCTACGGCTACGGCAACGGCAACGGCAACGGCAACGGCTACGGCAACGGCAACGGCGACGGCAACGGCGACGGCAACGGCTACGGCAACGGCAACGGCACAGTTCAATCGAACAAGCGAAGAAGGAGATCCTAAGTCCATAAGGCGAAACGCGCGGCCCGGTTCCCTCCAACTAAGCCCCAAACCCCTGACCGGGCCGCGCGTCTGACGGTGATACCGTCACTGATGAGCCTCAACGAAGGAGAATTAACATGTGGAGTTGGCGAAAGATTGTGTCCGATGGTTTGACCCATGCGAAAGCCGCAAACGCCGTCGCCCATGCGGCCGCAGTCACTACTCCGCGGAGTGGTCACGAGATGGCGATCGTCAAGGTGTGGACCGGTCTCATGGAGATGGCAGAGATTCACCAGCGACGATACG